GATCTCCGGTCTCTCTCCTCCCGCGCTTGTGTGTCCACCGTGGCAGACTACCATCCCTGGTGGTTGACTTTTCGCTCGAACTGTCAACGACCTCGCATACTGCACGGACTTGTACATCGTTTTCGTTGACACTCGCACACGAACGAAGTGATCGGGCGTTTCGCCCTACTCGATGTGGCGCGGCAAAGTCAAGATTTCCCTGCGACCGGCCGGCTTGCAGTTCCGTTCACAGTGGCGGTACGGTACGCGGCAGGGCGGGTGCGAACCGACGCCCCTGCTGGACCCGGCGCCTCCACGTTGGAGCCAGACCCGCCATCTTCACCTCTTGGAGGAGGGGCCGAACAGTGTCGTGCAGTCCTGTCATCATCTTTCGCTCGATCCCCTACGACGGCAGCACCTCGCTCTGTCCGTGCTGTCAGGAACGCGAGCGCGATTGTGATTTCAAGATCCTCTGTTCCGTCTGCCGCGAGGCCTGCCCCAACGCCCCCTATCAATGCGCGTGCGGGCGGTGGTTCGATGGGCGATGAAGATGCCAGCGCGGGACGACTCATTCAGCAAGGCTTAGACCTCGTCTTGGACTGGCCCGACTTCGCCAGCGCCCGACTGCACAACTGGCGGAATACGAGCGATGGTGTGCGCGGCGAGCTTACGGTGACGCAGAACGGGGTGAAGTGTTCGTGGGGCAGCTGGAACCTCGCGAGCACCACCACCCGCGATGCCCTCGCCAAGCGGCTGAAAACCGTGAGCCCCGATATCCCGTGGGGTCCGCATCTCGAGGAGGCCGCGTACCGATTCACGCTGGCCGCTCGGACGGGCGAGCCCCTGGTCTTCTTGGACGGCTCGGCAATCACCGAAGACGCCGAGATCCTCCTGCCGGGATGGCTCTACGCGGGGCAACCCACCCTGCTCTACGCGGATGGCGACACGGGCAAGAGCATGACCGCCCTCGCCCTCGCGATCGCCATGCAGACAGGGCAGACGCTCCCGGGCCTCACGCCGACGCGCGCGGTGCCGGCCGCGTACCTCGACTGGGAAACCTCCCAGGCCACGACCACCCAGCGGCTTCGACTCCTGGCGGCCGGGCTCGACATCCCCCCGCCCCGGCTCCTCTACAAGCGCATGACGCGTCCCCTGGTCGAAGACGTGGGAATGCTCTCGGTCGAACTCGCCCGGCACAAGGTCGGGTTCATCGTGGTCGATTCCAAGATGTTCGCGATCTCCGGGGGTGATGGGGCCGCCTTCCATGAGCCCATCACCGCCTTCTACAACGCCCTCCGACTCTTCGCCCCGGCCGCCGTCCTCGTCCTGAACCACATCACCAACGCCGATGCCCGCACCGGGGCCACCGCCCGTCCCTTCGGGGGCGCCTTCGCCTTCAACGGCCCGAGGGTCATCTGGGAGGCCCGCCGGGATCAGGAGATCGAGGACGCGACGGCGATCGTCTTCACCAACACGAAAGCCAACAACCTTGCCCGCAAGGCCCCGGCCTTCGGACTCCGCTTCCGGGGGGGCGGACAGTCCCCGGCGGACAGTGAAATTCGGATCGAGGCGCTCCCGCTCACCGACGTGGCCCCCAAAACGATGATCGGCGCGACCCTCCGACAGCGCCTGCTCGTCCTCCTGTCCGCGCCGATGTCCGTCGAGGATCTTTTGGAGGCTCTGCCGGGCGCCAAGGAGGATTCAGTCACCCGTATCCTCCGACGAATGAAGACACTTTACTTTGAAGTCACACAGCTGTCCGACGGGCGCTATCTGGCGACGACTCCACCGGGAACGGACAAGGCGGACACTGTCCGGACGGACACTGTCCTCGCCCATCGTCTCGCGCCCACGGATGAGGAGGTTACTAGACCTCATCCTGGGGCGGACGGACACTCTTTGTATATAAGGGACTGTCCGCTGTCCGCCAGAGACAGGGAAACCCCTACAGAATCAACTGAACCGTCTTGGATCACGACGGATCCGCCTGATTCGGATCCTCTATGACAACGCGTCACCGTTCTATGCCGTTTTGTCCGTTCGGAAGTCAGAACCGGACAGGAAATCCGTCGCGCGACGCCCGCCGAGGGGCAGAGAGGCGGCCCCCCACGTCGAACTGGCTCCAGCGGGCGCCCAGAGCCCCCAGGAGCGGACTGTGAGCGCCTCTGAGATCTGGCTGAACCCCGCTCGAGCCGCTCGGCTGGTCAAGTGCTCGCGCGGCACCCTCTTCGCGGCCGTCTTGCGCGGAGAACTGCGCGGCGCATGCGGGAAATGCCATCGAATCCTGTCCAAAGCGGCCCTGGAGCGCGGCCATCTCTGCAAACGAGCCCCGCGACGGGTGAAAACGATCCCAATGGTCTTTCGGCGCCAACATCTCGAGAAATTTAGCGTTTCGCCGTCCCATCGAGCCGCTGGACGCGCCTCGGCGCGAAAACGGGCGAAAATCCCGAAAAACGGGCGAAAATCCGCGAAATAGATGACCAAAAGGAGCCGTCATGCCTGAAAACCATCTCGAGCAACCGATTCGCGAGGGGGAGGTGATCGAACGGCCGAGCGCGACGTTCTCGGCTTTGCAAGTCCTGCGCCTCTACCGGATGGAGCACGCGAACCGCCTGCGGAACCCGTGTACGCGCGGGCACCCGATCTGCGTCGCGTGCGCCCGCGCCGACGAGCTGCTGGCCCAGCGATGATCTGGCTCATCATCGCCGCGATCGCGTTCGGCCTGGCGCTCGTCGGCGCGTTGCTCGCGCTGTTGGGAAATCACCGCGAATGAGTCGCCCGACGCGCGCCGAGCTCTACGCGGGTTCGCTCGCCTTCGTGCTCGTCATCCTGCTCGCGATCTGGTTGCTGGTGTACGGATGACCTGGCGGCGATGGTATCCTCGTCGCCCGGTACGCGGCGGCCGACGGTGGCGCCGCTGGCGTGGGTAGAAACTCCGCACGACTTGGAGGTACTCCGATGAAGAAGTGGCTGGGCATCCTCGCGCTCGCGCTCCTGCCGCACGTCGCGCTCGCCGCGCCCGCGATCCTCTCGTTCGACAATCCGACCGTGGACGGCGGCACCGTCACCTATGACGGCGCGGGCGGGGCGCTGTCGGCCGCCAACGTGATCTTCCAGCAAGTCATCGGCGTGGACACGCCCGCGAATGCCGGGGCCTCGCTGTTCTGCTATCCCGTGCCCTGCCTGCTCAACTTCACCACCGGAGACAACCTGACCGAAGGCCCGCCGGCCTACACGTTCGCGGGCGGCGGCGATCTCACGCTGACGGGCGGGCTCAACACCGCGCCCGATGGCAGCGGGGCGCAAATCTCGCCAGCGGGCACGCTGCTCGCGCACAGTGGCGTCTTCGCGGATCCCTCGCTGGTGCTCGGCGGCGGCGGCACCTCGATGCTCTTCATCGGCGTGGGCGAGGATGCGAAGGACGTGACGCTGACGGACTATTACGGCGTGACGGGCTTCGGGTTCGCGTTCGCGAATACGGAGCTCTCACTCGCGAACGCGGTCTTTGATCCGACCACGGCGGCGTTCACGGCGACCGTGACCGATGCGGACTTCGCGAACACGGCGGTGCCCGAGCCGGGCACGTTGCTGTTGCTCGGCACCGGCCTCCTGGCCGCCGTGCCGCTGGCGCGGCGCGTTCGGCGGTAGACTAGGCCCGCGCCGGGGCGAGGTGCCGTCGCGCGCTGTCATGGTGGAGGCGCGCGGCGGGGAGTGCCAGTTCGCCCCGGCGTGTTGTCTTGACGGATACTAAACGGTCGCTAAGATGGGGCGATGGCTGCCGTCTCCGTCCTCACCGCCGCCAAGCAGTACAAGACGACCAAGCCCACGATCCTCACCGCGATTCGCAACGGGAAGATCCCCGCGCAGATCATCACGGTGTACCAGATCCGCGTGAATCCGAAGGACGTGGCCGCTTACGTCAAGGCGATTCCCGAGTGGCGCCGGGAGAACGGGCGCCGAGGGGGGCTCGTCAAAGCGGCGAACCGGGCGGCGCGGCTTCAGCGGCGCGCTAGTGCATCCGCTGAAACCGCCCCGTCCGCATAGCGCGCAGACTCTCCGTCGCGCGCCACCGCCGGCCACAGTTCCGGCAGGCTAACCCTTCCGGGTCCAGCCGCCAGACGCCCCCGCATTTCCCGCAGCGCGGGGGCGCGTCCGTGAGCCAGCGCCCATCCGCCCCGGGGAACACGGGCGGCCGATCAATCTCGCCGTCCCCGAGTTCTGGGACACGCGGCACAACATCGCCAGGGGCTTAGGACGTGTACGCGGGCTCGGGCTTCGGTTCGGGCTTGGGCGCGGGCGTCGGTTTCGGCGCGGGATCCACGCCCCAGCGCGTCGGCAGCTTCTTCGCGGTGGCCTCGCCTTCGGGCGGCGGCGGGGCTTCGGCTTCGATGGCGGCCTTCCGCTCCGCGTACTCCGCGTCGATCTGCACCTTCTGCGCCTCGAGGTCCGCCATGCGCTTCTCGCTCGCGTCGTGGACCTTGTGCGCTTCCTGATTCTCGCGATCCAGATCCCCGAGCACCTTGCCGTAGTAGGCGTCGAGTTCGTTCAGCTTGATCTGGGCCTCGGTCAGCGGAGGCGGCGCCTCGGCGGCCTGGGCCTCCGGGGTCTCCGGGGTCTCCTCTTCGACTTCGCGCAGCTGGCCGGGGTTCTCGGGATCGTAGACCTGGCGACGACGTTTGGCCGTCATGGCGCCTCCTCCTGGCTGTGGGGCGGTTGCGTTTTGCGTCGGCGCGGATAGTATCACGCGCAGTGAGTCTGATTCGCCTCCCGTCGGAACAGGATCTGTGGCGATTCTCGCTTCAGGTGCCCATCGCCACCAAGGACTTTGGCGTGCGCCCCATCACGCCGTGGGGCACCCAGCGCGTCGCCCTCCGCACCATCCTCGCCGGGAAAGAGAAGGGCATCAACCAGTTCCTGTTCGTGAAGGCCCGCCAGGTCGGCCTGTCCACGTTCATGCTGATCCTCACGCTCCTCTGGATGCAGCGGTTCGCGGGCCTCCAGGGCGTGACGATCACCGATTCCGCCGAGAACAAGGAGTACTTCCGCGATCTGTTCATGGGCATGATGGACGAACTCGTCCGACGCCACGACGAGGCCGGGGAGGACACCGGCCCCGCCGCGACCATCGAGGAGAAGCCGCTCGATCCGAGCAAGACCCGCGCCCGCAATCAGGTGCAGATCGTCTGGAACAATATGAGCCGGCTGTTGCTCCAGACGTGCGGGCGGCAGACATGGACCCGGCTGGGCGTCGGACGAGGCTTGTCGTTCACCCATGGCACCGAGGTGCCGCTCTGGCCGCACGGCGGGAAGGCCGTGACCTACTTGCGGAGCGCGTGGTCCGAGGTGAATCCCGCGTCCCTCTACGTGCTCGAGGGGACCGCGCGCGGCAAGAACTGGTTCTACGATCTCTGGCTGTCCGCCCAGAAGGCGAAGACGATGAAGGCCGTCTTCATCAGCTGGTGGCTCCGCGAGGACAACCGGATCCGCCCGCGCCAGAAGAAGCTCTGGCAGGCCTACGGCAATCCCGGGCTCACGCCGAAGGAGCGCGAGTGGGATCAGTTGCTCCGCAAGCGCGACCGGGTGGTGCTCGATGTGGAGCAATGGGCGTGGCGCCGCTGGTACGTCGCGGAGAAGGCGGCCGGCTCCCAGCGCCTCGCGGATCAGGAGATGCCGACCGTCTGGGAGGACGCCTTCAGCGCGAGCATGGAGCGCCCGTTCCTCGATCGGCTGACGCAGGAGCGGATCGATCTCTCCCTCTGCGAGCCCGCCGCCGCGTACTGCTACGAGTGGGGCAACACGATGGAGACGACCCATCCCTCGCCGGCCGGGCTGAAAGATCCGATGCTCCGGGTCTGGACGCCGCCCGATACGCGGCCGGTCGTGGTGTCGGCCGTCCCCGCGCACAGTGCGATGCCCGACGATCCCTCCTGGGTCGTCTCGGTCTGGTCGGCCGCGCTCGATGAGGACAAGCTCGAGCAATCCGCCGAGTTCCACACCGAGTCCAACATCGGCCTCCAGGCCTTCGCGTGGGTGACGCTCCATCTCGCCGGCGCGTATGGCGCGCAGCACAAGACCCTGATCTTGGAAGTGAGCGGGCTCGGCGCGGGCGTCCTCACCGAGATCCAGCGCCTGGTGCGGCAGGGCTACGGCACGACGCGGACGCCCGGCTTCCTCGATGTGCTGGGCTCGGTGCGGCACTACATCTGGCGGCGGCCCGATTCGCTCACGGCGCGGGGCGCCTACCAGTGGAAGTCGAACGCGGAGACGCAGGCCACGGTGCTCCAGCGGTTCCGCGACCAGATCCAGCGCGGTGCCGCCACCGTGCGCTCGGAGTACCTCGCGGAGGAACTGACGCGGCTCGAGGGCGCCGGCGACGGCTTCGTCCCGACGGGCGAACTCCCCCGAGGCCACCGGGCCCAGGCCGGCGCCCTCGCCGTCGAGAGCTACGTCGCGCAGCTGTACCCGACCTTGAAACGCTACCGGGAGCGCGGGCAGCCCGCGACCACGGTCCAGGGCCGCACGATCCAAGAGTTCTTCGGGACGCTGGGCCGCCGATAGGGGTCAGTGCTAGACTCGCGCCGAGATGGGTCCACGGGCGAACTTTGAATGCGCCCACTGCACCGACGTGGAATTCGGGCCCGAGCCGACCCAGATCGTCGTCTACGAGGATCTCCCGCTCAAGAGCGTGCGGTGCCCGGTGTGCAGCTGGAAGAAGGGTTTCCGGCGGCGATTTGATGCCATCCAAGTCTCCACCACCGGGCACCGCATCGCGAAGATCCTCGATCCGATGATGGAGCCCCAGATCAATCAGGCGTCGATGATGAAAGACGACGCCAAGCGGAGCGAGCGGCAACTGGCCGAGGATCACGCCCGCGCCATCGAGATCCTGCCCGAGCCCCAGCGCCCGGCGATGCGGGAGGCGCTCCACGGCGGGCCGTCGAAGTGGGTGCCGGCGAAAACGGTCGGGATCTCGCCCCAGGCGGCCTATGACTCGCGGATGCACATCTGGCCGCACATCAACCGCCGCATCGTGCCGACGCGGGCCTGATGGCCCCGAAGTCGTCCGCCTACGAGACCCGGCGGCGCATCGATGAGGCCCGCGAGCTCCTGCACGTCTACATCACGCGCGCCGGCATCTCGCGCGAACAGCGGCGCGTGCAGGGGTCGAATCTGCGCCAGTGGTACGAGGCGGGCACGGAGGACGGCTACTCGGCCCGCTACAACAAGTTGCGGGCGCATCTGGACCGGCTCTCCTCGTACATCTGGTCCCCCGACAGCGTCCGGTTCGGCGTGCATCTGCCGCCGGCCACGCGGAAGGACTGGCTCGATCCGGCCCAGACGGCGCGGGACGAGTTCCGCCAGGTCTGGGCGAACAGCGGCGCCGATCTCTCGGTGAGTCTCGCGCTCGAGTGGGCGCTGGTCTACGGCGCGAGCCCGCTCAAGATTCAACAGGATCCCCAGAAGGGCTTCGTCATCACCGCGATCGATCCGTGGGATTTCGGCGTGACCCGCGAGGATCAGCCGTCCCTCACCGATCAGGACGTGTACTGCCACTGGTACTCCTTGTCGATGCCGCAGTTCGAGCGGTGGGTGCAGGGCCATCCCCGCGAAGAGGAGATGATTACCAAGGCGGCTCGGCTCGCGTCCCCGCACGCCGGGGGCTCCGGGTACACGCGGCTCGTCATCTCGGGGCTCACGGGCCCCTTTCCGAACTCGGTCGTCTCGGGCGCGATGCCGGGCGACGTGAACGACTCGACGTACTTGCTCGAGGCGAACGTGATCGAGCCGGTCGTCTTGCTCTGCGATGTCTGGGAGCGCCGCGCGTACCACGACACGCTCGCGGGGCCCTACGAGGACTGGCGGGTGACGACGGTGCTCCACGACGGCACCGAGCCCCTCATCCGGCGCCGGAACCCGATCTTGCCGTGGATGAAGACGCCGACGGGCCAGGTCTTCCCCGGGCAGGCCCCGTTCGGGATCCTCACGCCCCGGCCGATGCCGAACTACCTCTGGGGCCGCTCCGAGCTCGCGAGCCTCCTGATGCTCCAGCAATGGCGCGAGCGCCACGTCCGCTCGATGGACGAGGTCGTGCAGCGGCAGCTGGACCCGTCGAAGCTCTTCATCGGTCTCAGCGACTTTGAAGAGGCGGGCCGGGCGCTCTCGAACGTCGGCGGCAGCTACGGCACGGGCGATCCGAACGTGAAGTTCGAGACGATCAAGGTGGAAGTCGGCCAGGAAGCGTTCGCCATGATCGGCCAGATCGACCAGATGTTCGATGATCAGAGCGGGATTCCGCCGACGCTCCAGGGCCAACAGACGCCCGGCGTCCGGTCGAACGATCAGCTGATCTCGATGGCGGGCATCGGCGCCGGCCGCATCCGGCACATGGCCCTCCAACTCGAGAGCGTGCTCTCCCACATGGCGACGTTGGGGTTCCGCATTCTCCAGCACGCGGACGACCAGACCTACGAATCGCCGCAGGGCCAGCGGTTCATCCTGGCCCAGCTGCCGTCGGGTCTGACGCTCCAGGTGTCCGCGCACTCGTCCTCGCCGATCTTCTCGGAACAGACGCAGATGAAGGCGCTGGAACTCTTCAAGGCGGGCGCGATCGACGGCGAGTGGCTCATCGAACTGATGGACCCGCCGCACCGCGAGGAGATGAAAGAGACCTCGCGGCGGCTCGCGGAAGGCCGTGCCGAGAACCAGAAGCAGCTGATGATGCTGGCGGCGGCGCGGATCGAGCGCAAGGCGCAACGGCTCGGGCCGGGGCGGCCGGTGGGGAGCTAGCGCGATGCCCATCACGCAGGCCGACCTCCACAACTGGTTCACCTACCACCCGCCCACCGAGGAGCAAGCGGGCCGCTACGGGGAGATCCGCGAGGCCGCGATGGACTTCGCGTTGGTCATCCTCACGAACACGCCGCCGTCGGCGGATCAGACCGCCGCGATCCGCAAGATTCGGGAAGCGGTAATGACGGCCAATGCCGCCATCGCCTGTGAGGGCCGATGAGGCTCAGGCGCCGCCGGGGGTTCACGTCGAAGGATGTGCGCCAGATGCCGCCGAAGCGGAAGCCCTTTGAGCGGGCGGGGGAGCGGACCCGGATGACCAGGCGGACGATCCGCAAGGCGTCCCGCTGAGGAGGCGCGGTCATGTACGTCATCCTCATCGTGGTCTTGGTGCTCCTGCTCGCGGGCGTCTTTCCGACGTGGCCGCATAGTGCGTCGTGGGGCTACGGCCCGAGCGGGCTCGTCGGGGTCATCCTCATCGTGCTGCTGATTCTGTTCCTCACAGGGAGGCTCTGATGCCACACGCCCTGCTCTTCCAAGCGGCGACCCAGGCGCACGTCGGACCGCACCTGGTGCTCTTCTTCTGGTCGTTGTCGTGGTTCTTCTGACCCCCGTAGAAATCGAAACTTGACGATTCGGGCCGGCGGGGTGTATTCGCTGGTTCGACATGGCGTTACCCCCGCCGTCGCCATCGGGAGCCGGGGCGGCCCCTCTCACGCCGCCGCCGATGGCGACCCCGCCGACCCAAACCATGGGCGGCGGCATGACCGCGCAAGTCCGCGTCGAGATCAACAACGTCGTGAAGTCGCTGATCCGCATCATGGGGATGCTGAAGGAAGTCCGCTCCGACGAAGCGCGGGCCGTGCTCCAGGCGCTCAAGGCGATGGAGAAGGTCACGCCCGATGTGGATGAAGGCGTCAGCCAGTCCGAAGTGAAGGCGCTCATGGCGAGTGCCCAGACGGCGGCGCCGGGGCCCGGGATGGGCCGACCAGGCGCCTCGCCGGGGCCGCCCAGCGGGGGCTTGGGCCCGAAGCCGCCGTCGCCCATGAACGCGACGGGCATCGGCGGCGGCGGTGGCCTCGGCGGTGGCGGCGGCATTCCCGGCTTGGACAACGCCCTCGGAGGAGGACCGTAATGGCATCCAATGTGAGCATGAACAAGTTCGCGCCGAAGGCCTCGGGCATTCGCGATCCGCGCAACGATACCAGCAAGCGGAAGGGGATGTTCTGGAACCCCGTGCGGTTCCAGTATCTCGGCGGCGAGGCCGGGCCCTATACGCAGGCCGGCACGCGGCGCCCCCGCCGGATCGGCGTCCAGGGCGACGGCCAGGACGCGGTGGGCCCGATCTCGGATCGCGGACGCGGACGCGGGTAGGCCATGGCGACCCCGGCCACGCCGCCGGTCCCGCCGACGCCGCCCACCCCGCCCGATCCGAACGTCGTGCAGTTGGGGCAGCTGATGGCGGTCCTCGGGCAAGACCCGAAATACCGGGATCGCATCCTCGGGCTGATCGAGGAAGCCTCCCCGACGACGCACATCCCCGAGCGGGCCGTCGCCCGGCAGGCGGAACAGAAGATCGAGGCCGAACTCAAGCCGCTCCGCGAAGAGAACCAGAAGCTCACGCAACGGCTCGGGCAGATCGAGTCGAGCCTGGCCCAGCGGACGTGGCAGGAGCAGTTCGGCGTGGACGATGAAGAGTTCGTCGCCGTGACCGCGCTCGCCAAGGAAAAGAAGATCGGCGATCCCAACACGGCGCTCGAGTACTACCGCCAGGCCGATCTGGGCCGGCCCCGGGGCACACAGTCGTCGGCGCATCTGAACGACGAGTCCCGCAAGGAGCTCTACCGGAATCCCAAGCAGTGGTACGAGAAAGAGGCGAACAAGATCCTGTCCGAATCGCGCCGACGCCGGTCGGCCTGAAGGAGCGCCACCCATGGCAGATCGCGTAGCCGTCGCAGGGGCCGCCGCAGGGACGGGGGGCGCGAGCTACCGGCGCATCCTGACCTCGCTCGCCAAGGTGGCCGGGAACTACGTCCTCAACGAGGCCAACTTCGCGGGACTCGGCCAGTATCTGCCCTGCCTCGCGCTGATCGCGGTCACGCCCGGCGCGGGCGGCGCGACCCTCCAGGTCTCCACCGACAACGGCACGACGTGGCTCCCGCTGGTGACGGGCACCGCCGGCTTCGGCGCGTCGGTCTACCTCGACACGGCGAACACGTTCCGCCTCGTCATCACGACTAACGCGGCCGATGTCCGCATCTTCGTGCAGTAGGCACGTCACCAAAAGGAAGATCGGAGGCTCAAGTTGGCACTCGTAAATTTTGGGATCGTGCCGGGAGGTGCTGTCGGGACCGAGCTCCAGGCTGTCACGCGCCGCGCCGCGATGCCCGCCGTCGTCGTGCAGCTGGGCAAGGCCACGCCGACGCTGTCCGCGATGCTCGCCGCCGCCGAACCCGTGAAGGGCGGCGTGTCGCCGGTCACCATTCCCGTGCAGGGCACGCGGATGGTGACGGGCCAGTTCGTGGATTACAGCGGCGCGGGCAGTGCGCCGACCGTGGCGCCGGGCCTGATGAACGCGGAGTACAACCTCAAAGCGTTCACGACCTGGATTCCCTACTATTTGTTTGAAGGCCTCATCCAGCAAGACGCGGAACTCGTCCCGATTATTTGGGCGAGAATGAACGATGCCGGCAACGTGGCGTCGGACACGTTGGCGACCAAGCTGTTCGCGCCGCTGTCCGCGAACACCGGCCTCGAACCCTTCTCCTTGCCCGATGTGTTCGCGGCGACCGATCCCACGCAGGGGGCGCTCGGGAACATTCCCGTCACCAATACCTGGTGGAGGGGCAACAACGCCACCATCGCGTCCCTCAACGTGGGCGGCACCGCGCTGACCACGATCACGCGGGCGGGCGTGCTCGCCTCGCTCCACTGGGCGCAGAAGGGCTCCGGCGGCGAACCGCCGTCGTGCGGCCTGATGTCGCCCGGCGCGTTCATGGCGCTCGCGGCCGATGTGATCGGCGCCGAACGCTACAACATCACGCCCGAGGGCAGCTACGGCGAGGTCGGCGAGGGGCCCACCGTCGCGTTCCCGGCGCTCCGCATCGGCGGCGTGTCGGTGTACTCCGACGTGTACTACCCCGACAACACGACCATCGCCTGGCCGAACTACAACTACCTCCAGTACAAGATCCATCAGGACGCGGCCTTCACCGTGATCGGCCCCGAGTCGCTCCTGCCGCAGTACCAGCTGGGCTACGTCATGGTGATGCTGTGCCTGCTCGAGACGGTGTGCTCCAAGCGGAACGCCCAGAGCATGATGACCGGGTGGACGGGCGCGTTGACGATTTAGCGACCATGGCCCGTGACCCTGCAAGACTACGTCACCAAGGTCTACCGGCTCCTCCGCGATACGGGGACGCTCTACAACCAAGCTGACGTTATCGCGTGGATCAACGAGGCGCGGCACCTCCGCGACTACGACACCCGCCTCGTTCGGAAAGTCGTCAGCTTCACCCTCGTCGCGTCCCAGTCCACCTATGACCTGAACCTCGTCCAGGCGGGGCAGATGGTGCGCGGGGACGCGGCCTTCGCGAACGCCCGCGACGTGGTCTCGATCTACGTCATCCCCACGGGCGGCTCGGCGGGCGGCAGCGGGCTCCGGTATCCGCTCGGGCGCGAGCCGTACTCCAAGATTTCCTATCTGACCTCCACGTCCTGGCCGTCCTATCCCCGCGCCTACGGGGTGCTCGGCTGGAACACGGTCGTCATGGCCCCGCCGCCGGCCATCGGCTACGCCGCCGAGTGGGATCTGGTGGGGAACTACCCCGACCTCGCGGGCCTCGCGGAGGTCGAGCCGATGCCGGATCCCTACAACGATCCGGTGCCGTACATGGCTGCCGCCATCGCCAAAGAAAATATGCAGCGATTTGACGAGGCCCAGATGTTTGAAGGCACGTATGTGAAGCGCCTGAACCAGCTGGGCTTCGGCGTGCGGAAGTTCTCGATCAAGAATCCCGGCGCCGATCTTCCACGCGGGATGCGCTGATGCCCGCCGTCCGAGGGAAAGAGGGCCCGCTCCCCAGCAAGACCCTCCAGTTCACCGACTTCAGCAAGGGGCTGATGCGGACGGGCGCGCGGGACGGCATCCCCGAGGAAGGGCTCTGGCAGTCGCTGAACGCCCAGGTGATCGGGCCGGGGCACATCATCACGCTGACCGATCCGGCCCCGCCGATCACGACCGTGACGCCCGAGGTGGTGTCGCTCTGGGGCGTGATGATGCAGATCAAGGCCCCGGGCGAGCGGATCGGCGTCGAGTCGGAGCGGCTGATCGCGATCCTCACCGATGGGTCCGCGCTCGCCATCGATCCGGCCACGGGCGTGTCCACCACGATCACCCCGGCGGGCGGGCTCGATCCGACGAGTCGGCTCACGATGTGGCGCGACACGCACGTCCTCTTCGCCGGGCGGACCCATGGCTATGCGTCGTGGGACGGCACGACCTTCCTGCACTATCCCGCCACGTTTGAGGGCACGACGACCAGCGGCTCGAGCGCCGTGGTATGGACCGACGGCCCGACGCCGATCGATGCGCTCGACGCGGGCATGGCGATCTCGGGGATCGGGATTCCGGCGGGCACGCTGATCCTCGGCGTCGGCGGCACCGACATCGCCCCGCCGGGCACGTTCGACGTGGATCTCGTCTCGGGCTTTCCGACGCTCCTCTGGACCGGCGGGGCCACGCTCCCGGCCGACCTGACCCCCGGCGTGGTCATCTCGGGCACCGGCATCCCGACGGGCGCGACCATCATGTCGGTGGTGGGCGAAGACCTCCCGCCCGGCGCCCCGTTCACGGCGAACACCGTGACGGCCTCGAGTCAGCTGCTCTACACGGGGGGGCTGACGCCGGCCGAGGATCTGGTGGTGGGGCTCCGCGTGGTGGGCGCGGGCATCCCGGCGGGCACCACGCTGGTCGCGATCACCGGGCCGCATCTGCCGCCGGCCTCGACGTTCGCGGCGAAGACGACCAGCGCCAAGAACAAGGTGAGCTATCTCAGCGGCCCGACGGCGGCCGAGGCGCTCATGGCCGGGCTCTTGGTCACGGGCCCCGGCATCCCGGCGGGCACGACGCTCACGGCGGTCAGCGGCACCGAGCTCACGCTGTCGAAGAACGCGACGGCGACGGCGGCCAGCGTCGTCCTGACGGTGGGCCCGACGCTGACGCTCTCGGTGAACGCGACGGCGACGGCGACGGGGATCGCGGTGACGACGGGCCCGACGATCACGATCTCGCAGAACGCGACCGCGACGGGCTCCGCGACCACGATGACCGTGCAGGCCACGATCACGCTCTCCAACAGCGCGACGGCGTCGGGCACGGTCACGCTCACCATCGGCGCGGGCGCCCCGAAGGGCACCGAGGCCGATCCCGAGTCGCAGGGCCCCCGCGACGTGGCGGTCTTTGAAGGGCGGGCGTGGCTGGTCAGCGGGCCCCGGGGGCTCATCTACACCGGCCCCGGCTCGTTCACGTCGTTCAGCGCGGCCTACGCGGGCGGCGCGATCACGATGCCCGACTCGGTGTTCCCCGGGCAGATCACGACGATTCGCGCCGCCATCCAGCTGCTCTGGATCTTCGGGCCGGGCGCGATCAACACGATCAGCAACGTGCAAGTCGTGAGCGGCTTCACGATCTTCCAGAACGAGAATCTGGTGGCGGGCACGGGGACGGCGCTGGCGGATTCGGTCGCGCCCTTGTTCCGCACGATGGTCTTCCTCTCGCCGCCGGGGGTCTACGCGATCCTCGGGGCCACGCCCCAGAAGCTCTCCGACCAGCTGGACGGGATCATGCCGACCGTGACGCCGGTCACCACCTCGCCCGGCGCGGTGTTCAACCTGAACTCGTTGCTGGTGTACGCGGTGCTGGTGGATCTCGACGGCGAGCGGCGGCTCCTGATCTACTCGCGGCCGACGTGGCTCGTCGGGGAGCAGGGCACCGACTTGAAGTGGATCACCACGGTGGTCCGCACCGACGGGCAGATCCAGTGCTGGGGGACCAACGGCACCGACATCCGGCAGCTGTTCGCGGGCGAGGCCGGCGACTACGACATCCGCTTGAAGAACTTCGACTTCGATATGTTCACGCGGCGCGACTCGATCCGGCGGATCGCGGTGCAGGCCCAGGTGCTGCCGAAGATCAACCCGGTGGCGTTCGATCCCGATCTCCAGGTGGAGGTGGAGAACGAATCCACGACCACGGGCACGGTCGGCGGCATCCTCGCGAGCGAGGTGACGTGGATCAACGACGCCCTCCTCGAGACGCCGTGGATCAATTCCGTCGCGGCCCCGGTGACGTGGGTCGCGCAGGGCAATCTGGTCTACCTGAGTGAGGTGAAATTCAGCGGGAATATGCTGAGTGCCCATCTCTTCGGCCGGCGCTCGGTGCCGCTCATCATCGGCAGCGTGGCGATGGAAGTCGGACTCGGCGGCGAGTGGACGTTCGCCCCCTGATGGCTGACGACGACCCCCTCATCCAAGAGGACGACAAGCGGAAGCGCCAGTTCGGGCAGAACCCGAGCCGCGCCCGCGATCCGCTCTTCTACGAGGGGAAGACCCCGGTCCTCGGCCAGGAGGTGTCGGTCGAAGAGCCGACGGGCGAACTCACGTTCCCCGAAGCGGGCCCGTCGGCGGTGCCCCCGGTGGCCCCGGGCGCCGCCCCGACGCCCAACCCGTACCCGCCGTTCCCCGAGTTCGAGCTCGAGATGCCCGAGTTCAATTTCGAGTTCAACCGCCCCCAGCCGGACATGACCGCGCTCGCGCCCGAGGTGCCCGAGGTGCCGTGGTGGTCGAAGGCGCTCACGGTCGGGGAGACGGCGCTGGAGAAGTCGCTCGCGGCCAAGGAAGCCTACGACAAATCCCAGGCGCTCGGTGCCCCGCCGTCGTGGAGCGGACCCAATCCCAATCTCTTCTCACTGACCGGCGCGGCCCCGGAGGAATGGTTCGCGGGCTCGGAAGGGATGTTCAATCTCACGGGCGAAGGGCTGCCGGCCACGGACGCCGCCTACAACCTGGGCGTGGACACCAACCTGACCACGGGCCTCGCGGGGGATGTGGCGCCGAAGGCCGCGCCGTTCACCACGTTCGGGAGTTCCATCGCCCCGGCCCTCTCCGCGCTCGGGGCGGGGCTCGGGGCCTATCAAGCGGCGACGGCCGAGCCCGGCTCGCCGGAACAGATCGAGTCGAGCCTGGGGGCGGTCAGCGGGGGGCTCGGGCTCGCTAGCTCGCTGGGGATGCTGGGCCCCGGCATGGCGGCGGCGCCCTATGCGACGGCGGCCCTGGCGCTGCCCCTCATCACCGGCAAGCTCTACGAGGCCTACGGCCCGCCGTCGGCCGACAAGATCCAGACGCCGCCCGGCTGGGCCTATGTGCCCGGCACCGGCAACAGTCGCGGCGTCGGCGGGTATGTGGTGGACCCGGCCACGGGGCGGGTCGTCCAGTACACGGGCGGGGGCCGCTACGTCCCGTTCGCGATCATGTCCCCGGCGCAATTCCAGCAATACGGGATCGAACCGACGGGGGCCCTGGCCCAGCGGCCCGAGTACGCGGGCGTCGGGAAGGCGATCCGCGAGTCGGACATTGCCCAGGCCGGGCAACCCAGCAGTCCCGGCGGGCAACCGCAGTATCCGACCGAGGCGCACCAGCGGAGCTATCTCGAGGAGTGGCGCCAACCCTACATCGACCAGATCAAGGCGCAGTACCCGATGGCGGACGAGGGGGAACTCTGGCGCCTCTACACGCAGTCGCCGTGGTATCAGCAAGAATTGCTGATGCTCCAAGGCTGGAATCCCAACACACCGCCCGGGGATCGGGGGCGCTAGGATGCCGCTCATCAGTCCATTGCTCTGGCAGGGGTTGCCGTTCAAGCACGCGGATGGGGAAATGGATTTCCTCGGGATGCACGACAAGTGGCACTCGATGCTCGGGAAGACCGTGGGCGAGATCGCGGACTTCCGGCTCGACAACCTCAAGGACATGGGCGAGATCCATCAGCGGATGCACGACGAGCTCACGCGGCGGCTGGGGATCGAACACTCGCCCGACTTCTCGCTCTATGATCTGGAGCAACGGCAGGGCTGGGTGCTCTTCATGCAGGCCCATTCCATCGAACATGAGCGGCTCCGCGCCGCGACGGGGTTGTAAATCATGGCGCCAGCCTTCGACATCGGGGATCTCGGCTCCTTCGATCTGGGCGGCAGCTTCACCGATTTCGAGCCGAGTTTTAATCTCGGCGCCGGGAATCTCGGCCTCGATCTCGGGGGGCTGGGCAGCGACCCCGGGGGCCAACAGTGGGACTGGCTCAAGAACATCGACTGGGGCGACGGCGGCAGTAAGTGGAATTGGTCGTTGCCCAACATCTCGGGGAACACCATGGACTGGATGAAGGCCGCCGGCTGGCTCGGGAAAGAAGGCTTCGGCGCGTGGCAAGGCGTCGATCGGATGAACCAGATGCGCGAGTACAACGACGCCTACGCGAAATGGGTGGAGGCCCAGAACGCCTACACCAAGCAGAAGCAGGCCTGGGAAGCGGACTTCATGAACCAGTTCAAGGGCGCCCAGGAAGGGTTCGCGGGCGCGAATGAAGAATTCCAGGGGCAGCTGGGCGCCGCGACCGAGCAGGCCAACATGGTGCTCGCGGAGTACATGAAGGCCGCGAAGCCCTTGCTCGCCGAGAGCCAGGAACTCCTCGTCCCTGCCGTGGCGGCGCTCGCTCGGGGCGAGGTGCCGGAACAGTGGCAGCCGCTCCTGAACGACGCGAAGCAGAAGGCGACGGCGGCGGCGGTGCAGTCGATGGTCTCGGCGGGGATGTCGCCGGATGAGGCGCGGGCCAGCGTCCAGCCCGTGGTCGATCAGCAAGCGCACCAGATGCTGTTGGCGCTGGCGTCCTCGATGTCCACGCAGGGCCTCGCGGTCGGGCAGCAAGGGATGGCCGGGCTCCAGGGCGCCGGGGCGCTGACGGGCATTCTCGGGCAGCTGGCGGCGGCGGGCATCGGCCCCGCCACGCAGGAGTTCGCGGCGATGGCGAACGTGCTGGGTCGCATCCTGGGCGGCGGCGGGACGATGGTCCCGCCGGGCAAGCCGAGTGCGTGAGATGGCCGACACCGACACCGAACCGGACGCGACCAAGACGGCGAACCGGCAGTACGACTGGTTCACGTCCCAGTTCGCGGAGCCGGCGCGCAAGTGGTTCGACTACAAGATCGGGGAGCCGACGTTCCCGCCCGAGCCGGTGGTGGAGCCGGTGGCGGCACCTGAGCGGCGGCCCCCCTCGGATATACCGGCCGGTATACCGCCCGCTATACCGGCGGCGGCTCCCCCGAAGGCCCCCGTCGAGGCCCCGCCGACGGCGGAACCCGCGCCGCTCGTTCCCAATCTGCCCGCGCCCCGCGAGATGCGGAAGCGCGGCGCCGCGACCCGCAGTCCGGTCCCCCCGGCGTATCACGACCTCGCCACGCGAGTCGCCGAGCAGGAAGGGATCCCCCGCGAGATCCTCGTCACCCTCATGCGCCAAGAGAATGATCGGTTCGATCCCCGGCGCCGGGGCAAGGACGGGGAGGTCGGACTCATCCAGATCCTGCCCTCGACAGCGGGGCTCTCGGCGCAGGCGCTCGAGGATCCGGTCACGAACCTCCAGGCGGGGGCTCGATACTGGAAGCAGCTGTCCGCCCAGTTCGGGGGCGATCTCGAGAAGACCTTCACCGCGTGGAACGCGGGGCCGGGGCGCGTGAGCGCGGCGGTGCGCGAGGCGGGGCCGCGCTGGCGGGAGCGGTTCCCCGTCACGGACTCGCTGAAGTACGCGGACCACGCGCTCGGGCTCCTCCGCGAGGAGCAACCGGCCGCGCCGCCGGCGCCGGTCGAAGCGCCCCCCGTCCGCCCGGCCCCACCCCCGCTCGCCCCACCCGCGCCGCCGCCCGCGCCGCGTTTCGGCACGCCCCCGGCGGCCGATCGCCCGGGCGAGCGCGCCGAGCCCGTCGCCGTGCCGCCGCCGCCGGCGCCCGCCCCGCCCGCCGCCACCGGGCCCCCGTCGGGAGCCCCACAGGGGACGCCCATGGACACCGAGGCCGAGAAGGACGAGAAGAAGGGCTGGTTTGCGCGGATGACGGACTGGCTCGCCCAGCCGGGCGTGCCGAATCCCTCAGGCGAGCCGATCCGCGTGCCGAGCGGCAATCCGCCGCCCCCGGAGCGCGACCGCTGGTGGCAGGACGTGCCGGCCCCCGCCGCCGTGCCCCCGTCACCCCCGGCCCCGACGCCTGAGGGCGCGGCGCCGGCCCCCGGCTCGTCCGAGCCCTCGGCGCCCGCGCCGGCCCCGCGATTCACTCTGACGGGCGCGCCGACGCCGGGCGCTGCCCAAGCGTTCACCCTGCCGCCCGCGCCGGCCGACGCCCCGCCCGATGCGAACGCGGCGGTGGCCGCGCTCACGTCGCCGGGCGCGCCGCCCGCGCGCGACGACTGGGCGCGGGATCCGCAGTTCGGGACCACGATGCCCACCACGTTCGGGCCCGCCGCGCCCGCCGGGCCTGAGGCGCCGACCCTCCCGGGCTTTGCCCGGGAGCTCGAGACGCTGCGGGCGGCGGGCCGGGCCCAGGCCGAGGCGCACGCCGACCGGCAGGAGGCGATCCGACAGAGTCTCCCCGAGCGGGACGCCATCGCACAGCAAGTGAAGCAGGCGCGGGCCGAGTACGAAGAGGGCCTGAAGGTCGCGCGCCCCGAGGCGAAGGAACTCAAGCGGCTCCCGAAGGCGCCCGACGTGACGATCCGCCCGTGGCTCGATCCCGAGGGCAAGAACGCGATCCAGGTGATCGCCCAGACGCTCGGGATGCTCGCGGTGGGCGCGGCCGGCGCGTACTACCGCGCCCCGGTCACGGCGATGACCCACTTCCGCGAGGCGGCCGAGGCGTGGCGGCGGGACGAGGTGGACGCCGCCAACAGCAAGCTGAAGCAATTCGAGATGACCGTGACCGGCATCAAGCACGACAACGAGCTCGCGCTCAAGGAATACGAGCTCGCGGACAAGGCCTACGCGCACAACATCGACGCGAAGAAGGCCATGGTGCTCTCGCGGCTCGATGGGTTGAAGCTGCACGACGAGATGTTCACGGCGAAACTCTTGCCCTACGAGGCGGCGCTCGCGGCGACCAAGGATCAGATCGCCAACGCCGGGCAGATCCTCACGCACTACGAGAAGTACCTGGACATTGCGGCGAAGGCCCAGCAGGCCGGGAGCAACATCCCGGGCTCGATGTTCAAGCTGATGGGCGAGCTCGATGGGCTGAAGCAGGCGCTGCCTGGGCTCACCGATCCGGCCGAGCGCGCCCAGGCCGAGCGCCGCATCAGCGTGCTGGAGCAGACGCGCGATCACTACACCCAGTACCAGCAACAGCTGAACCGCGACCGCCAACTCGCGACCCAGGATGCGAAGGCCTACGGCGACTGGAACAAGCGGCTCGGTGAGGCGCCGCACTTCATGGCCGGGGTCAATCAGCTGAAGAAGGACTACATGATCCTCGAGGCCCACAACCTCTTGCCGACGGGCCCGACCAAGGCGGAAGAGTGGTACGCCTGGGCGATCCAACAGAACCCGATGATGTGGAATCAGGAGACCCGGGAGGCGTGGCAGCGCATCCAGCAGTTCTATCCCGAGTTCGTCGTCGGGCAGGCGCGCACGTTCTGGAATGACATCGGCGTGCGGACCAAGGATGCCTTCGGCCCGTTGAAGGGGCAGCTGATCTCGTTCGATCAGGCCATGGGCTTCCTCAACTCGGCCGGCGACCGGATTGTCGAGTTCCAGGGGCGGGGCAAGAAGAAGGTTGACGAGTTGCTGCGGCGCCTGAGCGGCCAAGCCGCCGCCGGGGCTGGCGGGCTTCCCGGTGCGGTGACCGAGCCCGAGGCCCCCACCCTCGAGGGCGCGGTGACCGAGGAGGAGGACTAGGGCGATGGCGGACCCGACGACGCCCGCCGATCCCTACGCGGAGTTCCAGGCGCTGAAAGCGGAGGAGGCGAAGGTCCGCGAGCGCGCGGCGGCCCGCGCCGGCGGGCCCGGCGCGGGCCCGGCACCCGGCGGCTGGCTCGGGTACGGCGATCCCGTCGAGCAGGGCGTCAACTGGGCCGCCGAACGGCTGCCCGAATCGATCTTCCCGAAGGGTGGCTGGGCGCGCTGGGCGGGCGGCAAGGTCATCCCGCAGAACGCGCCCGAGGCGGCGCTGATGGCGCTGACCTTGCCGCTCGGCGGGCCCCTCTTCAGCACGGGCGCCAAGATCGGGGCGAAGGTGGGCGCGCCCCTGGTCTCCCAGGTTCTGCGCCGGGGGGCGACGCAGGCGGCGAAGAGCGGCCTGGCGGCGGGCGGCGTCGCCGGGGCGACCGGCCACAACCCCTACCTTCACGGGGCGCTCGGCGCGGTGGGCGGCGGGCTCGGCCAGACCGTCGGCGATGTCGGCGGCGCCGCGCTTCAGGCGCTGGGCGTCCCTCGGCTCCTCAAGACCGCCGGGGAGAAGATGAAGGACTTCACGGCGGGCGCGTTCAAGCACATCCCGACGGCCGCGACCGCGAAGGAAGCCTGGACGAACATCCTCACGGGCCAGAACGCGAAGGCGCTCGAGAAGCAGATTCGGGATCTGGGCCAGAAGTACCAGGTGAATCCCAAGAACTGGGATCCGGTGGCGGATCCCGAGATCATGAAGTGGGCGACGGTGGCGGACGGGCTCGCGCAGGCGCAGGGCGCGGTGGACAAGATCTACAAGATCAATCCCGCGCACCCCATGATCGCGGTGCCCCAGATGCAGGGCATCTGGCAGTACGGCCCGCCCGAGGCGCGCCAGTGGCTCATCAAGAAGGGCTATATGCTCACTGGGGCCGGGGAGGCCGGAAAGTACGCGGACCTCGGCAAGGAACTGAAGGGCGCCCAGATCATGCAGCAATGGCTCACGGGCGAGGCGGATCCGAACAAGATCACCCCGGAGTTGGTGGATGCCGCGATCGAGAAGTACATCACCAAGGACATGACGCTCACCGCCGAGGGCCTGACGGAACTCGGCCGGCGCTTCTCGGTCATGCGGCCGGGCCTCGAACAACGGCTGGGCAAGGCCGCCGCCCAGGATCTCGAAAAGACGCTCCTCCACGATGCGGGGCACGGGCTCCAGCGCGGCGTCTCAGGCGAAGCGCCGAAGATCGGGCTCACCTTCAAGCCGCCCTTTGTCGCGGTGGAACGGCAGGGGGTGCTGCCCTCGATCCCGGGCTGGGAGCAGGCCGCCCAGCCCGGCGTGACGCTCGGCGAGCGCGCGGTGCAGGCGCTCACGCCGAAAGTCGCCGCCGTCGCCGCTGAACAGCCCGTGAAGCCGCTGGAGCATCCCGCGCCGCCGCCCCCACCCGAGCCCGAGCGTCGGCCGCCGTCCGATATCCCGGTCGGGGGCGCGCCCGCGCCGCCCGTCGCCGCCCCGGCCCCCGTCGAGGCCGCGCCCGCGCCCGCCGCGCCCGCTGCCGCGTGGTTCCCGCCGGCGCCGGCCGCCGGGGGCGAGACGCCCTGGTTCAATCAGCCGATGGCGCCGCCGCCGACCTTGACGGGCGCGGAGCGTCCGCCCCAGCTGTCGCTTGATCTCGAGAAGACGAAGGAGGAGTAGATGGCGCTGGGGATGCCGACGCCACTCCGCGATGAACGCACGACCGAGGACCGCGACTTCGGCCAGTGGACGACGCCGGTCCTCACGCTCGCGCTCCAGGCGCTCGAGGACCGCGTCCTCGTCTGGGCGGTGACCATCGGCGCGGGCGCAGTGTGGACGTTCACGATCCTCCACGCCGATCTCTACCGCATCATCGCGGCGTCGTTGTACTCTGCGACGGTGCTCTGGCCGGTGCTCTTCTTCCGACGCCGAGGAGGCTGACATGGACTGCAACCATCCCGACATCCCCGCGATCAACCGGAAGCCACTCCTGCGCCCCTCGGGGAAGAAGGTTTTTCACGACATCACGCCCACGCGCTTTGTCACCGAGCTCCCGTCGGCGTCGAACGGGCCGATCCGCGCTCGCGCCTATCGGGACGGCAAGGACCGGGACGCGAACGCCGTCGATCCCAAGGGCACCCCGCAACAGGCGAGCGAGTTCTCGCCGCGCCGAGACTGAGAGGCGCCGCCGTGTCGAACCTTTCAAATTACCTAGAGAACCGCCTCGTCGATCACATACTCCGCGCCACGGCCTATCCCGTGCCGACGGCGATCTATGTGGGGCTCTTCACGACGCCGTCGAGTGACGCCGGGCCCGGCACTGAAGTGAGCGGGGGCGGCTATGCGCGAGTGCAAGTGGGCCCCGGTCTCGCATCATGGGCCGCGACGCAGGGGGGCACGGCGGGGGCCAGTTCGGGCACGACCGGCCAGTCATCGAACGTCGCCGACATCACGTTTCCGGCGCCATCCGCGAACTGGGGAACGATCACGCATTTCGGATTGTTCGACGCAGTGACCGGAGGGAACCTGTTGATGCAGACGGCGCTCGCGGTAGCTAAGATCGTGAACAGTGGTGATCAAGCACCAAAATTTCCTGCGGCAGGCCTCACAGTTACTTTGGACTAACACCATGCCGAACATTCTCGGCAACACCCACACTGACGAGGCCAAAGAAAAGATGGCGGCGGCGTCGGTGCTTCGGTGGAAGAAGCCAGAGCAACATGAGCAACAGGCTGCACTGCGGCGTGGGTACAAACACTCCGCTGAGACCAAGGCGAAGATGTCGGCCACGTTTCTGCGGAAGATGGCCGACGATCCCGCCTACGCCGCGATGCGCCGAGAGAATGCGCGGCGCAACAGTCTCAGGGCCCGCCAGCGATTCCTCGCCACGCTGGCGGGCACCAATCTGGTACTCGCGGACATTCCCCTGAGCAAGGAAGAGAAGAAGATGCTCCGGGCGTTTCACTGTGCGATCTGCCGCACGCTGGATCGTCCGAGGCAGCTGGCGCACATCGTGGCGCGGTCGCACGGTGGCCCGCAACGGCACACCTGGGGCAACACGATCCCGCTCTGCGCCCCCTGTCACGCCGCCGTGGATCACGGCAAGGTGATCTGACATGGCCTGGGATCCCACTCAACCGCCGAATAACGGCGCCCTCCTCTCCGCGCCCATTCGGGCGAACTGGGCGGCGCTCGCGCCGCTGATGCAGGGCCCGGGCGGGACGCCGTTCCCGCTCCTCGCGCCGGATGGGACGGGGTCGGCGCCGAGCTACAGCTTCGCCGCCAGTCCGACGACGGGGCTCTATCAGAACGCCGGCAACCTGATTTTCATGGCGGCGGGCGTGCGGATGTTTGGGATCGGCACGGGGGGGACGTATATCGACTACGGCTTCCTGACCATTCGGGATCTCAATCTCGGGATCAACACGGGCGTGAGACTCCTGCCCGACGCGGATCATGTGCTCGGCCTCCGAAACCTAGCGAACGCGCAGACCCTGCGCGTGTACGAGACGATCGACGGGGGCGGGAACGGCAGCTGGTTGGAGTTCTCGGCGGGCAGCACGATGTTAATCATGACGCGGCAACAAGGGACCGGCCTGGCGCGGGCGCTCGGCATCGGCACGATGGGGTCGGCACCGCTCATGTTCCGCATCAACAACGCCACGGTGTGGCTCATCGACACGAACAGTTCCTTCTATCCCGGCGCGGATAACGCCTACGACATTGGGGGCCCATCGCTCCGACCCCGCTCGATCTACGCCGGCACGTCCTTCGTGACCCCGGTGGTGGACTACCCGACCGGCGCCGCGCCAGCCACCCCTGCGGCCGGCCACGTCGTCACCTACGCGAAGGCCGACAAGAAGATGTATCAGAAGGACGACGCGGGGCTGGAAACGCCGCTGGGCGGCGGCGGCACCGCGCCCTCCATGGTGCCGCTCTGGCTCGAGAACGCCCGCTTCCCCGATGGCAGCGCGAACAACCTGTTCCCCTTGCCGGTGGAGCGCATCTCGACGGGGACGGTGGTCGGCACGGTGCCGAAGCTGGTGGAACTGGTCTACCAGTTCCGCGCCGCCAACGTGGAATGGCTCCTCTGGAAGTGTGTCGCGCCACTCGACTACGTCTCGGGCGGCGCCGTGGTGCTCGTCACCAAGTGGACGATGATCTCGGCGACGACGGGCAACATTCGCGTGACGGGCGCGTTCGGCCACGTGGTCGATGGCACGACCCAGTCCGCGACGGCGCTGGTCACGCCCGCCGCGAACGTGAGCGCGGATCAGTCGGTGCCGACGACGCTCGGGGCGCAGAAGGAAACCCGGCTCACCCTGACCTCCACGGGGTTGGTGGCCGGCAGCAAGCTGGTGCTGGCGCTGTCGCTGGGGGCGGGCGGCACCTCGCCCGCGACCGGCGACCGCGTGCTGGAGTCCGCGCATCTCGAGTTCGCCCGCGCATGAGCGTCGATTTCTCAGCGGGGACCGACCGGCAAGTCCTGAGCGCCAACCTCACGACGGGCTCGCTGATCTCGTTCGGCACCTGGATGCTGGCGAACACGATGGGCCAGGGCAATAGCGGGGCGGTGTGGGCGCATGGGATCACGGGCGGGTTCCGCCTCTACTTCAAGTTCAATGGCACGGCGGGCTCCAACAAGCTCCACATGATCTCCCAGCGGACCACCAACGGGATCTGGGAGATGACCACGGGCTTCGCCGCGCCGCTGGCGCGGTGGCGCTGGGTCGGCGTGACCTACGACATGGGGGCGACGGCGAACCATCCGACGGTCTATCTCCTCGATCAAGGGGCCTGGAGCGTCCTGACCAATGGCGCGGGGCTCACGCGCACCTCCGCGCCGTCGGGGGCGGTGGGGGCCGATGCAAAGCCGCTCCACTGGGGCAACAACGAGGCGCTGAACACCTCCTTTGTCGGCTACCTCGCGCACGGCGCCGCCTACAGCCGCCTCCTCACCGAGAGCGAGATGCGGCTCGTCGCGGAGCGCGGAGCGCGGCGGTTGCCCCGGGATCTCCTCTTCTCCTGGCCCGCCGTGCGGGCGGTGAGCGGCGTCATCAAGGATGAACGGGCCACGCTCGACGGCACGCTGTCAGGCGGCGGCACCGTGATCTCGACGGCGGAACATCCCCCCGCCCGCTGGTAGCGTATGGCGATCCCCCAGCTGTGGGATGAAGCCCTCGCGCAGTGGGATGGCGCCGGGAATCTCTGGGATCCCCCGCCGCCCTCCGCGCTCTTCGCCGGGGCTCTCCTCGGCACGGGCGTCCTCGATGGCGTCCTCGTCCTGGGCGTCGTCGCGCTGGAGGGCCAGCTCCGGGGCACCGCCGTCGTCGCGGGCCCGCTCCGCACGGGCATCTTCTTCGGCGGCGATCTGGATGGCACGGGCACGCTCGCCGCCGCCACCCTCCAGACGGGGACGCGGTTCAGCGGCGATCTGCGCGGCACGGGCCTCTTCACGGGGGCCTTCTACATCCCGCCGGCCGGGGCGCTCTTCGCGGGCGAGCTCCGGGGGATCGGGCTCCTCAGCGGCTTCCTGCCGGGGGTCGCGCTCACCCTCCCGCGTCAGTTCGGCCCGGCCTCGCCCTACGCGGAGACGCCGTGGCTCGATGAGAACTTCGCCGCCATCCTGGCCCAGATCAACCGCCCGCAGGCGCTCGGCATCGGGCTCCTCGCGGAGCGCCCGGCGCCGGGGCGGCAGGGCTCGATCTACGTCGTCACCGATCAGAACGACGAGTGGTGGGTGGACGATGGCGTGGCGTGGCGCTCCATGGGCGCGTTCGGGTTCGGCATGGTGGTGCATGAGCAGGCCACCGACAACCTCCTCCTGCTCGGCGCGCCGACGGGTCCGCCGACCGCGTCCCACGTCCTCACGGCGGCGAAGGCCAGCGTGATTCCGACGCAGGCGATTGTCGATGGCGCGGTGCTCTACGTCGCGAATCGGCAGGGGCTCGCGGGCACCGCCGCGTGGCACCACCTCACCGAAGCCGGGCGGCGGACGCCGCTCGAGCCGGTGCTCTTCCGGTATGGCTTCCAGGGCTTCGCCAGCACGACGACTGAGCAGACCCTGTTCGGCCCGTTCCTCAAGGGCGGGACGCTGGTCGGACGGTATCTCGAGGTCTGGTGGCGGGGCGATGCCAGCAATGGCACGGCGGTGCCGCATACGCTGACGCTCCGGTTCTACTACGCGGGCACCGCGCTGGTCGTCACCACGCTGACCATCCCCGTCGGGAGCTTCCAGCCCCTGAGCGTCCTCCTCCGCATCGATGGGTTGCTCGGCGCCGTGCAAGCCGCGCTGCCGGTGTCGGTCGTCGCCCCCGGGGCCGTGAGCCATGTCCTCACACCCGGGGCCGTGGATGCGACGGTCGATCAGGGGTCGGGCCTCAGCGCCGCGTGGGATGTCGCGGACGCCGCGCTCACCCTCCGCACCTTCGCGGCCACGGTCACGCTCCGCTGATGGCGCTCACGCTGCCCTACGAGTTCGCGGGGGTCGGGCTGAAGACGCCGACCTCGCGGCTCGACGCGAACTTCCAGGCCGTCGCGGACTACCTGAACACGCACGGGGCCGTGACCGGCCTCATCGGAAACCGGCCCGCGCCCACGTCGGTCGGCGCGATCTACGTCGCCACCGACCAACAGGATCTCTGGTGGATGGCGGATGGCACGGCGTGGCATCCGGTGGGGCGGGCCGCCGACGGCACCCTCGACGTGGATCCGGTCACCGGCACCGTGCGGGCCTGGGGCGCGGCGGTCGGGGCCACCGCGCAGTCGGTCCTGGCGATGCCGCTCGCGACCGGCACCGTGACGCCCGTGGCGGGGTGCGCCTCGCTCTGGGTGGGCGACACGCAGGGCGTGGACGGGCGGGCGGCGTGGCGGCAGACCACCGAGGACGGCTGGAGCGGGCCGCTGGACAAGTGTCTCTACCGGGCGACGGGCTACCCGCTGGTCACCGTCACCAACAGCGCCGTGGAGACCCTGTGCTGGAGCCAGCCCCTCGCCGCCAACACGCTCCGGGGCGGGGGCGCGGGGGGCGCGGAGCCCCGAGGGATCGAGTGCGCGTTCGGCTTTGACACCACCAACAGCGCCGCGAGCGCCCGCACGCTCACGCTCCGCGTCAAGCTCGGCGGGCAGACCGGCTACACAGCCACCCTCACGCTGCCGGCCAGCATGGGCCTTCGCCTCGGGGCGCTCGTCATGCGGATCGAGCCGCTGGTGGGCAGCGGCGGCTACACGGGGTTCTCGCGGGTGGTCTCCCAGTGGGATCTGGTCGAGACCCTGTCGCTCGGGACGCCCATCATCGATGGGGCGGTGCCGCAGACGCTCGAGCTCACCGCGCAACTCTCGCTCGCCGCCACGTCGCTCACGGTGCGATTCTTCAGCGCGACGGTGAGTGCCACCTGATGCCGCTCATCCTGCCCTACACGTTCCGCACGGCCGGCAAGGGCACGCCGCTCAACCGGCTCGACGCCAACTTCGCGGCCATCGCGAGCTACATCAATGTCCGCACGGCCACCGTCGGGCCCGTGGCGAGCCGCCCCCTCGCCGGGCACGCGGGGGCGCTCTACATCGCGAGCGACCAGCACTTCGCGTGGTATCTGGACGACGGCGCGACGTGGCACGCGGTCGGCGGCATGGGCATGGCGGGCGCGATCACCGTGAACCCCACCACCCTGAACGTCCGGTTCTTCGGCGCCGATGCGGGGACCGACGGGCAGAAGGTCATCACGGGGCAGCGCGGGACCGCCCCCACGACGAGCCCGCCCGATGTGGCGCAACTCTGGATCGAGGACAAGCAGAGCCAGAACGGGGCGGCCAACTGGACGACGCGCTCCGAAGCCGGGGCCGTGCGGCCGGTGGACCCCACCCTCTTCGGCACGGTGGGCAACGTCTCGGGCTTCTTCTCGCTCAGTGGCACGGGCGAAGCGACGGTCGGCAGCTGGGCGCTGAAGGGGCGGACGCTCATCAGTCGGTCGCTCGAGGTCGCGCTCCGGTTCGACGTGAACGCGCCCAGCGCGGCCCGCACGCTCACGTTCCGCGTGAAGCTCGGCCCCGGCCCGACGACGCTCGCCACGGCGGCGCTCGCGCTGCCCACCATGGCGCTCGGCCAGGGGCTCCTCACCGTGCAGATCGATGCGATCAGCGCCGCGATCCAGCGGGCCTTCGTGCAGCACGCCGTCGTGGTGCCCGCGCCGACCTCGTTGGCCTTCACCCCGTCGGACGGCACGCTCGATGCGACCACCGATCTGCCGCTCGCGCTCTCCGCGCAGTGGAGCGGCAGCGGCGCCACGCTGAATGCGTATACCCTCACCGTGCGGCTGATCTGAAGGAGGCGACGATGCGAATCTGTATCCTGGTCGCGGTCCTGGGCCTGGGGCTCGCGGGGTGTGATGAGGACCGGCCGACCACCGGGCCCAGCGTCCACTGTTTCAACGAACAGACGGGGACGTTTCAGGAAGCGTCCCCGGCCAAGGTGATCTACAAGCAGAGCGTCAGTACCGGCAAGGTGACCGTGACCTGTCCGGTGGGGGAGTGACGATGCATACGCGCGGATGGGTCATCGGGGTGACCACGGGGCTCGTCCTGACCGGATGCGCCGCGAAGGAACGAATGATCCCGGTCGGATCGACGGTGGTCGCGGACACGACGGGCGGCAAGGGCCCCGACGTGTATTCCTACTGCGACGAGAAGGGCAACTTGCTCTACATGACCAAGGATAAGAGCGGCCCCGTCGCCGTCATCCAGGGCGGGTGCAAGGCCAAGCCGCCGGATGTTCCGATCGCCGCCGCGAGTCCGGTGATCCCGCCGCTCAGTCGGCATTTCCTCGATCAGCCCGTGGCCCAATGTGTGATTGCCACGCCGGTCAGCCCGACCGCCGTCGCACTCACGCCCTGCCCACCGGGAGCGCCGAGTTCCCTCCCGGCGCCGACGCCGCCGGGCGTGAGTGTGACTTCGCCCGAGCCGCGTGAGCCGGTGGTGCTCCGCATCGAGGTGGTGCCCGTGGCGCCGGCGGCCCCCGCGCCCAAGGCGGCGCCGAAAGCGGCCCCGAAGAAATCATGCCCCTGCCCATGAGCACGCGGGGCTCAGAATCGGGTCTGCCGAATACTTGACCGAGGCTAGCCGCACCGCGTAGACTGGCGGCACCATGGTCACGCGGCACATCGCGTATTTGCCCCGGCCCGGCTACGAGCTCCTATCGTCCACGGGGCTTCGGCGGTTTCCGCAGTGCGTGCGCGAGCGCGTCACGATCATGGTGCCGCCGACGATGCGGGCGTGGATGCCTCTCCTCGCCCAGATGAAGCTGCGGGTCTTGATGCCGCACTTCACCGTGAACTGACCCGCGCACTCGAACAGGAGCCTCCACCATGATCCGAGTCATGACCGTCGTCTTTCTCTTAGCGACCGCCAGCCTCGCGTGGGCTGACTGTTCCACCAACACGGTCGTCACGCCGCACGGGCGCGTCATCAGCTGCACGACGTGCTGCATCGGCGGCAGTTGTAGTACGACGTGTTTCTGATGCCCCGCGCCTACGAGATCCCGAGCTTCCGCCTCGCCCTCCACTTCGGACAGGTGCGGCTCGCGCGCCTGTCCGGGTGGCGGCGCTGGCGCTGGTGGTTGCCGTGGATGTGACCGTCAAGGCGCCCGGCCTCTACGTCATGTCGCTGGCGGACTACCTCGCGGATCCCTGCCCTGAACCCTCGCTGAACCACTCCATCGCCGTCCCCCTTCTCCACCAATCCATGTGGCACGCCTTCCACGCCCATCCGAAGCTCAACCCGGAGGGGATCGCCCGCCCCAGCACCGACGCCTTCGATCTCGGCACCGTCGTCCATGAACTGGTGCTGGAGGGCGACGACCGGATCTGGGAAGTCCACGCCAAGGACTGGAAGACCAAGGCGGCGAAGACCGAGCGCGAGGAGGCGCGAGCGGCCGGGCAGATCCCGCTGTTGACCGCGCAGATCCAGAAGGCCCGCGCCATGGCCGCCGCTGTCGTCCGCCAAGTCGAGGACTTTCCCGATCCGATGCCGTTGCACCACGGGGTGGCCGAGCGCGTGGTGCTCTGGCGCGAGGGCCCGATCTGGTGCCGGGCGCGGATCGACTACCTCCACACCGATTTCGGGACGATTGACGATCTCAAGACCACAGGCGCGTCGGCGCACCCGGCCGACTGGACCCGCAACCTCTTCGACACGGGCCTCGATCTCCAGGTGGCCTTCCACTGCCGGGGCGTCCAGAAGGTCACGGGCACCCGCCCCGACTTCCGGTTCCTGGTGGTCGAAGACGAGGCGCCCTACGCCCTGAGCCTGATCGGCCTCGCCCCGGAGGCGCTCGACTTCGCGGAGCACCGGATGCTGACGGCCATCGAGCTCTGGGGCCGGGGTCTCCGCACGGGCCAGTGGCCGGGGTACACGCGGCGGCCGGTCTATGCCGAGGTGCCCCCGTGGGTGCAGACTCGCTGGACAGATCGGGTCTACTACCGAGGAGGCGAGCCATGACGCGCCTGGAAGCGATCCGCAAGGCGGTCGATTCAAGCGAGCGCCACGATGCCTATGAGGACCGGCTCCTCCAGCTGAAGATCTACGAGCTCACGACGGGGCTGAAGGACGCCGAGGTGAACGAGCGCGACTTGCTCTGGGGCGCGCATGACCTCCTCGAGCGCGAGACGATCGACGCCTACGCCCAGCTGCACCTGATCGATCCCGAAGCGTGCGCCCGCCTGCGCGAGGGCGAGGTGCCGTGAGAACGCGGCTCGAGATCACGCAGGCCCGGCTGGAGGTCTTGCGCGAGGATTGCGGCATGGTAGAGGCGCGGCTCTTCGCGCTCGCCATCGAGGCGATCGACCCGGGGCTGACCGAGGCTGAACTCCTTGAGCGCCAGACGCTCCAGCAGATGCACGCGCAGTTGGTGCATGAGACGATCGACGCCCTGGCCGAACTCTACTACCTGAGCGAAGGAGCGCGAGCATGACGCACACCGTGCAGTGGGCCACCGAGTCCCGCCCGCCGGTCAGTCCCGACCTGACCCACTACTGGGTGCAGATCGAGACGCCGGCCGGCGCCTACGTCGCCGCAAACGTGGTGCCGCTGACGGCACGGTCCCAGGCCTTCACGCTCCCGCCGGGGGAGTACGTCGAGACGGTGGCGGGCTCCAACGCGGACGGCACCGTGCGGGAGGGCCGGATCAGCCGCCCTTTTTCGGTGGGGAACGGGCCGGTGGTTAAGCCGTTTCCGTTCCCCGTCTGGGCGGATGCGCCGGTGCCGCCGGATCCGAGCGCCCCGGATAAAGCGACGTGGGAAGACAACATGATTACCTGGGGCATCATCCACGGGGACTTCCTGTCCAGCGAGCCCCCGCCCGACATCGATACGAAGCTCAACCACGTCTACTACGACATGGGCCGCGTGATGTACCAGATCGCGGACTACACCCAGTCCCCCGAGCCGTGGTCGGAGTACGCGAAGCAAGCGTTGGCGTGGTATCGCGACGAGTACGTCCTGCCGAACAACGGCGCGGTGCCGGGCTATCAGAACTTCACGACGGGCCTCCGCATGGATTTCGAGCGCACGGGCGACGAGGAGTCCAAGCGCACGGCGATCCTCCTCTCGCAGAATGCGATGTACGCGGGCGACTACACCGACCCGAACTACGTCACCTACCACAACACCAGCCGGGAGGTGGCCTACGCGATCCTGAGCTATATCAATGCCGAGTTGCTGGGCGAGCCGAAGCGCGAGATCCGCGCCCGCTGGGTCGATCAGTCCTACGCCTACTTCGCCCAGTGGTACGACGTGGCGACGTGGGCCGCGTGGCAAGTCTCGCCCTTCATGACGGCCATCACCGCGCAGGCGCTGATCGCGGACTGGGAAGAGACCGACGACCCCCGCTGTCTGCCAGCCCTGACGGGGCTGGCCGACTGGCTGTGGGCGACCGCGTACCATCCGCCGACCCACGCCATGCTCTACCAGCTGAACCCCGACTGCGTCTCCGAGGGCGGGCTGTCCACCACGGGGGCACCCGACCTCAACATGATTATCGCGCCGCTCTACGGCTGGCTCTGGGCCCAGACCGGCGACGAGACGGCTCGCGACCGCTTCGATGAGCTCTTGCTCGGCCAAGCGAATGCCTATCTCGCGGGGGGCAAGCAGTTCGACCAGAACTACTGGTGGGCCTTCCTTGGGATGGAGTGGCGCGAGATGGCGGCACCCGCATGATCTCCTTCCGCCCGGCCACGCGCCAGAACACGCCGCTCATCATCGGGCTCGCGGGGCCCTCCAAGAGCGGCAAGAGCTACAGCGCCCTGCGGCTCGCGAGGGGCATGGCCGGCGGGGGCCGCATCATCATGCTCAATACGGAGCCCCACGGGCACCACTACGCCGACCAGTTCGCCTACGAAGCGGCCGACATTGGCTCGCCGCACCGCGTGCAGAAGTACATCGAGGCCATCGCCGCCGTCGCCCAGGAGAAACCCGCCGTCCTGATCATCGACACCTTGACCCACCTCTGGGACGGCATCGGCGGGCTGAAGGAATGGAAGGACGAGGTGGCGCTGAAGCTCGCGAAGGGCGATCTCGGTCGGATCGACAAGATGAGCGCCCCCGCGTGGGCTCAGGTCAAGGCTGAGGAGAACCACTTCATCTACCTGATGCTGGAACTCCCGTGCCACATCATTCTGTGCTTCCGCGCCAAGGACAAGATGGTCATCCCGAAGGGCGGCGGCGAGTGGACCGTGATTCCGATGCAGCCGATCATGTCTGACCGGATCGCCTTTGAGACCCTCTTCACCTTGACCCTGCCCGAGTACGCGCACGGCGTGCCGGATCTGTCGATCTCCGCAATGCGGGAGCCGTTCGACACGATGATCCCCCCGGGCAAGCCAATCGATGAGGCGCTGGGCGAGCGACTGGCCGCGTGGGCACGGGGGGGCTCGAGCGATCCGGTCCAGGTGCTGGCGCCCCCGGTGTTCGCGCATGAGCCGTATCCCCGGCCCGAGCGCACGCCCGTGGACGACGCGGAGGATCAGATCAACAATGTCAAAACGATCGCCCAGCGAAAAGCCCTGATGGAGCGGCTCAAGGCCAACTGGGGCTCGTTCCTCGGCGTCGAACAGAAGCGCCTCGCCGAGGCCAACAAGCGAGCGGAACAGCGCGTCGGAGGGTGAGCGATGGATGAGAGGCCCGCCAACGATCTCCTCGCCGTCCCCGCTGCCCCCCGAACCGGCACGCCGCGCAAGATCATCCAGCTGCTCGTCTCGCGGAACGCGCTCATCGCGCTGACCGACC